CAACGCCGTGGACTTCCTGCATCTAACGTGCGTGTTACCTCTACACGCAAAAAATCCGACCACTTCGATACGGCTGAAGATCAATACCTCGCAGGGCAATGGCTCGGAGCGAAAGTTCTAAAGCGTCCGAGTGCAATCAAATGGTGGAACAACAACGCTCCATCAGGATTGAAAGCACAAAGCGAAGGCACCAACAGTGCTGGCGGGTTCTTAGTTCCCGATCCGCTTGAAGCGGCAATCGTGGACGTGAGAAGGAACTATGGAATTGCAAGAGCAATCTCACAGGTGTATCCTATGACCGCCGACACTTTGAACGTGCCAAAATTAACAAGTGGCTCAACAGTTTATGTCAACGGCGAATCGACAGCAATCACGGAGAGTTCCGCAGTTTGGGCAAACGTAGGGCTTACTTGCGCCAAGCGTGGTTGTCTGATGAAGTGGAGCGCTGAGTTAGGCGCAGACGCTTTGTTTTCAATGGCGGAAGTTTTGACCGATTATATGGGTCGCGCTCTTGGAATCGAAGAAGATAATTGCCTAATCAACGGCGACGGAAGTTCAGGCATGGGTTCAGTGACAGGTCTTGACGATACGGGTCACGTTGCAGTTTCAGGTGCTGGCTCGACATGGGGCGACCTTACGCTCGCAAATCTTGTCACGACGGCTGGTACTTTGCCAGACCGCTTCCACCAAAACGCACAGTGGATTATGTCACGACAGTTCTACACTCAAGTAGTGTTGCGAGTAATTGCAGCGGCTGGCGGGAATACAATTGACTCGCTCGGCGTGGGTTCGACGGGTGGTTCGACGACGGGCGCACAATTGCTTGGATATCCAATCCAATTCAGTGACTCCGCACCGATAGCGACCGCAACATCGACTGAGAATTGCTGGTTTGGCGATTTTAAGTACGGCGTTGTATTCGGTGACCGTTCTGGTATCGAAATTGCAACAAGTGAACACGTCAACTTTGCAGAGGATCAAATCAACATTCGTGCGACTTCACGCTACGACATACAAGTCGTGACCGAATCCGACGGCGATGCTGATGCCTATGTGTCTTTGAATACGACTTCATAATCGCAAAAGCGATTTTTGGCGGGTGGTGCTTTCATCGCCCCCCATCGCGCAGATTTGGGGGGGCTACCTTTCGGGGTAGCCCGCCCTTAGCGACGCAAGGAAAAAGAGAATGGCAATTTCAACAACTGCAATCTTGACTCTTTCGGAAACCAAAAGATATCTGCAACTTGGGTCAACCACCGAGTATGACAGATTCTTGGTTGACTTGATTGACATAGCCACCAGCAAGATGGAGACTTTCTGCCAGCGCACGTTTGTCGAAACTTCGCACAGAAAATGGCTGGACGGTACAGGTGTTGACGTGATGTTTTTGCCTGATACTCCCGTGACTTCGTTGACGAGGTTGGGATGGGAAAGAAAAAAGGCAATCACCGTTGACGCTTCAACTTCGTCGGATATTCGGGCGACGGTCGAAGTGCAAGACAATGCTGTCGTGTTAAAGCGGTGGGACTCGGCTGGCTCGGCAACTACGACCACGCTCGCTTTTGCCGATTATCTCACTTCGGCACTGATGGCGACAGCCATTGATGGAACAACGGGGTGGAGCGCAACATCGAACGCGACGACCCTGAGTGATGATTTTATGAGGCAGGGTGGGCAAGACGCAAAGGATTCCAGCGCACAAATCAACTTCATTGACGATACTTCCGCAGAATTTCGGCTTGACGAAGCAAGCGGCAAAGTTGCCATGTTTGCTTCGACGGATATTGGCGATTGGTATCCATACAATTTTGACTCTCTTACTTTTCCCGAAGGAAATGGAAACATCTATGTCGAGTACACGGCTGGCTATACTCTGGCGGCGATGCCAGCAGCAGTCAAACAAGTGTGCATGGAGTTAGTTGCGGCGGCATATAGCGCGGGGCGACATGACCCCACGGTTGCGAGCGAATCGCTTGACGCATATTCTTATTCCACACGCAACGCCACAGAATTGCGAGATGACCACGAAAGAAAAATGCAACCATACCGAAGGGCTGCTGAATGAGCATAAGAGGAATCATTGACACTTGGGGTCACAACGTGACAATCCAAACTGTTACGGATACCGTAGATGCTGGCGGCTCGCCACTTCGTACTTTCGCCAACTCTCAGCGCGACGTGCGTTGTCTGATAGTTAGCAAGGGTACGCCAGAGACGGTCGTTGGCGGAAGACCCGTCAACCAAATGTCTGCGACGGGATACTTCCCACCGACAATTTCGATTGAATCAAACGATCGCGTCATTTGGGTTGATGGTTCAACCACACGAACTTTCGAGGTGGTTGCAAAGCGCGAGCCGCTTGGCTTGAAATCCCCGAACCATCTCGCGCGGAAAATCGTGGACTTGGAGCAAGTCGAATGAGCGTGACTGTCCAAATGAATTTCGACGGTTTTCAGCGGCAATTTGAAATTGAAGTTGCTGCGATGGTCTATCAGCAATCGAGGATTTTTCGAGGGGAAATGTCAAAACTTTTGTTGACTTCGGGAAAATCCCCACCACCGTCAGCAGCGGGGCAAGTTCCGCACAACTTGACAGGGAATTTGGGGCGGTCATGGAAGTCGTCTAAATCAAGGCGTGACGGAAAAGCATACAAGTCGTCGGTTTTCACTAACGTTGTATATGCTGCTGCGCTGCAATTTGGCTATACGCCTCGCGGTCTTGCGCCTCGACCGTATGTCACCAAAGCAATTGAAAAAGCAAGTCCACGAATGGAAAGAAGTATCAATGTACCAGCGATGGTTGCGAGGGCGGCAGCGAGGTCGGTAGTCTAATGTCACAGGCAATCAACACGGCTATCTATACAAAACTAACCGCCGACCAATCGGCGGGTACTTTATACGCGGCAGTTGGCGGCAGGATTTTCGAGAACGAGGGGCAAGACGACTCCGCGCTCCCGCTGCTAGTGTACGAAGTGACCACCGCCGAAACGTCGAACGTCATGGACGGCAAAGAAATAATCCGAGCGAACGTGACTTTCACGCTGTTCGGTCACAAGCGACTTGGTAACGCTGCGCTTGGCACGATAGAAGGAAAATTATACACCTTGCTCAACGGCGAAGGCATCACGACACACGGATATGACCGAGGTGTTGTGATTGCAACGAGTCGAGACGTGCGACAAAATTTTGAAGATGTGCTATCATCTCAATCGGTATACAGACTAGAAGCCACCTCAACTTAATAATTCGGAGATAAAAAAATGGCAGAAGTAAGATATGTAGGAAATGATGGGTCGTTCTCAGGTTTTGGCACGAACGCCCATGACTTTATATGCACAGCGTGGTCGTTGACCGCCAGCCGCGTCGTCTCGGACGTGACGGGCTACGGTGACACGGCTCGCGGCAAGCGGGGCGGAATCCCTGAATACACAGGTTCAGCGTCGGGATATATGAGTGGCGGTGCTGGTAACACCGCGCCAAACATCGGCGCAAGCGATACGGCTGGACGAAGCGGCACCAACTTGTTGACGGCTCAGAGCAACGTGTCATACTCGTTGGTTGTGTCCTCGGAAGATGGCGACTCAAAACTCGAGGGAGATTGTGTTATCTCGAACGTCAGCATATCGTCAACAAAAACAGGCGACGCGACAATCAGTTTCGACTTCGCTTGTGACGGCGCACCGAAAGAGACTTGGGACGTAGCCTAAATCACGGAACGAAAAAATGAAACGCAAACGAATCCCCGTTCCGCTGCAAGGCGGAAAGACAGCATGGTTGGACAGGTTGACACCTCGCATGATTATTGAAATATCAGATGATATGTGGCACGACCGACGGCAGCGAATGATTGACAACTTCAACGCTGCTGAAATATCGTCGTCCGACCGCGTTGCTGCTTTGGCGTCTTTCGACGAGGAGCGTGGCAAGTATTCGTACATTCTGCGCCACGCTTGCACGGTCAATGGAGCGTATGACATTTTGAAAAAAGCATCGGAGTCAAAATCGGCAGAAAACGCCACAGACTTGGTGAACACTTGCGCTCTGGATACACAATCAGCCGTGGTCGTTGCTTGTCAATTGGTCGGCTACGATGATTCGGACGAAACGGAGAGCGAAAATTCGGCAAAAAAAAACGCCGAGAACAGCGACCACAGTGGTTGAAAGAAGCGGCGACCGTGGCGCACATATTCCCCGCCTTTGGCGATCCGCTTGATTTGCCGATAGACGTGTTTTATGGGCTGCGGAGTCGGGTGGGAGCAGTGGTTCGCATGACAAGTGGCGAGCCGATGAGTGACAGGGAACTAGTCGAGGATATGACGGTGGAACTAGAATAATGGCAGCCAACGAAGTAGCAAAAATATCAGTCGGCATTGAGGCGAAGGTGGACAACCTTGCCAACGACTTGCAGTCTGCGGAAAAAGTTGTCAGAACAGGCGCAAAGAATATCGAAAATACCGTCGAACGTGCCTCGCAGAAAATTGAGAGGTCATGGACAGAGGCATTTTCAAAAATGGGCTTCATACAGCAAGTCGCCTCGATTGCCATGCAAGCGTTCAAGGCGGTTGAAGGTGTGGTCAAGGCACTTGGCGACGAGTCTCTCAACGCCTCGCAGAAAATAACAGGGTCGCTGGACGCAATCGAACAAGCGAACGTGCCTGTCCTTTCGCAATTTTTGTCGATGGGTCGGGGAATCCACGAAATGATCACGGGCGAGGCGGCTCTTGAGGCGCAAATTTCACGAACCAATGCACAGTACGCAAAGAGAGCGCAAGAGCAAGCGGCAGAGTCAAACGCTCGGCGCGAAATATCAGCCGCCATATCTAGTCAACTTGCGGAACAGGAACGGTACAACGAACTGCAAGAGAAGTCGACCGAAGAGGCGAAGTTGAGAATGAAGCAGGTGCGGGAGATGGGCGAACTTGAAGCGTCGCTCAATAAAAAACTGCGCGAGATGAAGAA